GCTTTACCGCTTTATGAATGACACAGAAGGCGATAGGCCGTCCTCAAGGTGCGTCTATCCGGCAATGAAAAAGCGGCTTGCGGAATTATTGCGCAAGATAGAGTGCGGGATGATTCAATGCCATATTCATGCAGAGTACTTAAACCCTAGAAAGCCGTGGTTTCGGTACAACATTAAGAAATTGACTTACTTCGACAAGCCCCAAAAGCCAATTTGTGCGCTGCACAAGATCAATATTGGGCCGAAAGGTGTATCAATGAAGCTTGGTTCTATTTCAGAGAAAAAGGAAATGCCTACCTTTTTTGGCGCATTTGGGGGCGAAAACGCCTTCAGAATACCTAATTTTAAGGAAAAATGATGGCCGTTTTGCGCGATTACCAGTGCCTTGCTCATGGAAATTTTGAGGGATTCGAGGCGAAATGTCCGTATGGTTGCTCGGATTCCTTCATCAAAATAATCTTCCTGAAGCCTCCCGGCTATCACTCGGACAGAACCAAGGGCATCGACTCAACGCTTAAGGGGCTGGCTTCTGACTTCGGCCTGACGGACATGAACAATCAGAACGGAACGAGTGCAAACGTGCGCCCTGACTGGAAGGCGGTCAAGGAGCGCGAGCAGTTGCTTGGCAAGCTCGGGGATACGTCGCAAGCTTGGGGAACGATCAGCAAAGAAGGTAACGGGGTTGCGCAAGCAATCAAGGAGACTAGAATCCTTCCTGACAACGCGCTTGCAACAGTAAAAGAGTCGTTGGTTCCCCCGAGGGCGGATGTTGTGGCTCGGGACAATTCAGTAATTGATCCGGGAGCAGCAGAATGAGAATCCCCAAAGACCCTTCAGAGCGCGACTTGTTTTATCAAGAAGTCATATCCAACTGTAATAATACGCGGGAAAGACGGAAGGGCGATTACACAACGCTGCGTCACTTCTTCCTGTTCGGGCGCGGCCCTGACGAGCAGGAAACCCCGTACAACAAAGTCTATCCGCACATCGACTTGCTGACGGCTTTTCTGTTTGCGTCAGAGACAACCAAGTTTTCTACGCACTTGCCGCCGAATGCTTCAGAGCATCACTACGGGCAAATTACTTCGCTGAACAAGGCGGTCAATGACGCTTGGCTCATGTCGAATGCCGACCAAGTTTTCGGTCAGGCGCTAACGTGGTCGCTGGTGTTCAACACCTGCTTGGTCAAGATCAACGTCAGAAGCCCAAACGGGGAATGTGAAATCAATCCTTTTGTGGTTGATCCGGCATCGTTCGGCGTTTTGCGTGAGGACTTGGCTTTCAACGACCGGCAAGAAGCGGTGTGCCATACGTTCTTCACCACGCGCAGCCAGCTTGAAATCGACATAGACAAGCACCCGCACAAAGAGTCCATCTTGGCGGGCGTCGGCGGAATCCAGCAGGCAAACACAGAGCGCAGCCCAAACGGAGCGCAGCGCCTTGTCATTCAATCTTTGGGTTCAACCATCACCGGCAACACGAACGTACCGCTTGAGGCATCTTGCGACTACAACCCGGAGGTTGCCGAAGAACTGATCGAAATGCAGGAGCTTTGGATTTGGGACACCGAAGAAGGGGATTACCGAGTTGTCACTCGGCTTGAAAACGGCGTAACCATTTTCGACCGGCCAAATTTCTTTCTCAAGGGAGAATTGCCTTTCGTTCAAGTCTGCCCGAATCCGATGTACTCCTACTATTGGGGCATGTCGGAGGTTGCCGGTCTGGTCGGGCTTCAACAGTGGCGCAACGAGCGGGTGCTTCAGGTCAAGGAATTGCTCGACCGGGCGGTTAATCCGCCAACCGTTTTGACAGCTTGGAGCGGTTTGGTTGACGAGGTGAATTTCGCCATGAATCGGGCGGGTGGCGTTCTCACCACGGACTCAATGCAGGCCAAAGCTGAACGCTTCAAGCCGGATATTCCGCAGGACATTTTCGGCATCATCCACGAAATAGACAGCATGTTTGCTGAACGCTCGGGTTTGCAGAACATTATGATGGGCAAGGGAGAGAGCGGGGTTCGTTCGGGCCGTCAGACTTCAGAACTGGCTCGGCTGGCGTCGGCCCGTATCAAGAAACGTGCGCTGATTGTCGAGGACTCGCTTGAGAAGCTGGCGACTCTGTACCTCAAATGCTTGCGCAAATATTCCAAGTCGGATTACTTGGACGATCACGGCGTTCCGTTCATTGCTGACCAGTTCTCGGATACGTTCGTGGTCAAAGTCGACGGTCACTCGAATTCGCCGCTGTTTGTCGAAGATCACAAGCAACTTGCCGCCGAGTTGCTGGAAGCCAAAGCAATCGACCGCAACACCATGCTCGAATTGCTTGACCCGCCAATGAAAGAGCTTCTGATCCGTCGCCTGAAGGAAATGGAGAAGAAGGAAGATCAGCAACAAAAAATGGCGATGGAGCAAGAAAAGTTGCACAGCAAAGAAAATTAGCCTATAAATAGCGGCAAGCAATCAGAAAGCAGCTAGCGATAGCTAAAACTGATTGCCCGAAGTGTGGCTGATCTTCTTAAAGTTGGCCGCTCGAAAGGAGAGCGAATCATGGCTCGCAAAACCCGCCGCAGCAAGCGCAAGTCTAAGCGTTAAATAAGACAGGCGGTCGGCTCCCAAAAGGCCGACCGCCTTCAAGAATTCTTCAAGAACGAGGCAAAAATGAATCCTCTGAATATTGCGCAAAGCCGCATTGCAAACAAAGCGCCGAATCAAGTGTCGAACGCTGGCATGACCGGCGTTTACCGACTGTTGGGTTTCGCGCTCGGTATCAACGTCAATTCGTTGAATCTGGACAATCCAATTCCGTTGAATCTGATACCGGAAGCGGCGCTTGGTGCGGCCTATTACAAGGTTGGCGCAATCACGGTCAATAACGCATCGGTTTCACTGACTACCGCACAGATCGCCGTCTATGACGCCCCTGCTGCTGGTGGTAACAACTTGGTTTCGGCTGCTGCGCTCAGTGCTTTGACTGCCGCCGCCAAAGATTTGTCGATGACTCTTGCCGCAGGCGCAACGGGTAACGCACTGACCGCGAACACCCTGTACGCCAGAAACACCACGGCGCAAGGTGCGGCTGCAACTTGCGACATTTACGTTTGGGGTTGGGTGTATCCGTGAGCCTGATTGCCGGAAACAATACCCCGTTCCGAATCAACGCCAACACGGCGGGGGTTCAGGTTCGTACCGGATCAGGTCAGCTTCACTCGGTCAACATCTGCGTCAAGGGCGCGACCAGCAATTTGCTGACGCTGTATGACGGCACCAGCACAAGCGGCGCGGTCATTGCGAACATTGACACGACAGCAAATGTGGCTTCCCTTGTACTCGACGTTGCGTTCAACAACGGGTTGTTTGCCGTACTTGCCGCTGGCACGCCGTCTGACATAACCCTGACGTTCCAATAAGGACTGAATCATGGCCGGTATTCCTCCCGAGTTGATGAAATTACTAGGTGGCGCTGGCGGTGCTGCGGGTGGCGGCACGCCGGAAGGTGTGGCTCCCGGAGGCCAGGCGGGCGGTATCCCGCCTGTTTCTTCGCCCATGAGTACGCCGCAACCGGCTGAAGGCGAGAAGCAGGGCGCGATGATTAAGGTTCAGCAGGCAATGGATTTGCTGGAACAGGCGCTTCCTGACTTTGGTTCCGAGTCCGAAGAAGGCAAGATTGTCCTGCAAGTGCTTTCTGGATTGGGCAAGAAATTCGGCGGTGCTGATCGCGCACGTTCCAAAGAACTCATGCCTGCCGAAATTATGAATCTGATGGCAAGCCTCCCGCGTGGGCCGGGTGGCGTTCATCCTCAACCGCCCATGTAAAGGAGATACAAATGTCTGATCTTACCGGCGTATTCAAACCGAAATCTTTTGCAATCCGCGACCCGCTCGACCGGAAACGTAACCACGGCCAGATTGTCAATCCGCCGCGCATGAATCAGCTTGGCGGTATGGATCAACTCAAAGAACCGTACGGACATTACAAAAACGATATGTCTTTGTCCAAGCCGGGTTCCGGCAAGTCGTCCACCAAGAAGTAATTAGGAGTCAAAGCCATGACTGTTTCTCTCGAAGGACTTTCCCCGGAAGCGATTGCCGATCTGGCCGTCACTCTCAAGACGTTGACCGACAATCCCAAGACCCGCGCTCACACGCTGGCTTTGATGAAACACGCCGATCCGTCGCTGAATATCCCCGAAATCGACATTCCTAACCGGATGGCTGGCGTTGCCAAGGCTGCGACAGACAGAATTCAAAAGCTGGAAGATGACATTATGCGGCGCGACCTTCAGGAGAGAATCCGGGAGCGTCGTTCGTCTATCGTGAAAAGCGGCATGGTGTCCGAATCCGAAGTGCCGGAAGTTGAAAAGCTCATGCTCGAAAAGGGCATCAGCAATCACGAAACGGCAGCAGAGTTTTACGCAAGCCAGAAGAAGGCGGCAGCGCCAACTCCCGGTACGTTTGGGCAACCGCTCATGCCCAAACCTGATTTGAAGGCAATGGGCGGAAATATCAGCCAGTGGGCGCGGAGCGAAGCGCAAAGAGCCATAACTGACTTCACAAAGGCCCGTCGGGCCGCTTGATTTTTTTAAGGAGAATGAACCATGAGCGTCCTTGGACAAGGGATTATCCCGGCGGGAAGTATTGCATCAGAACTCACGGCGGTAACTCGTCGCGCATTTATCCCGAAGCTGGTGGTTCAGCTTTACAACTCGACCCCGTTGCTGGCCGCGTTGATTGCAAATGCCCAACCTGCATCGGGCGGTGTGTCGTCTGTATCGGTTCCGGTTCAGGGCGCGCAGTTCGTGAACGGCCAATGGTCTGATTACTCCGGTTCCTTCACTCAACCGGCTGTGCAGCAGGGTGCGTTCCTTGCGGAATTCAACCTCAAGTTGGCTATCACGCCGATTCCGTTCCTCGGGATGGAAGGCGCTGTTCAACTCGATTACGCGGTTATCCCGCTGCTCGAAGCCCGCATGAACGATGCGACCAATGTCACTTGCGACATTATGGCAACGGCGTTGTACAACAACACGTCGAATCAGCAGGCATTCATCGGCTTGCCGGGTGCGATTGATGACGGTACAAACCTCGTCACTTACGGCAATATCAACCGATCAACGGCACCCTACTGGAAATCGAAGGTGTACGCTGCCGGTTCGGTCAATCCGACTCGCCAGAACGTCCTTCAGTACATTTCCGGCGTCGTCAAGAACGGTGCGGAAGTTCCAACCTTCGGCGTCATGGGCTTCGGCACTTGGACGCTGCTTGCTCAGGACTTCGTTGGTCAAGAAACCTTTATGATTACCCCGGACAAGGCGTTCGACGGCGATCCTGACGGCCCGCGCTCCGCGTTCCGTGCGCTGATGGTGGCTGGCGTGCCAATCTTCCCCGATCCGTACTGCCCGGAAGGTTTGATGTACCTTATCAACTCTAATTACGCTTCTCTGTATTTCCATGAGCAAGCATCGTTCGCCTTCACCGGCTTCGAGTCCACCCTGTCTAACTGGCAGCTTGGCTACGTCGGTGCGCTGGTCAACATCGCTGAACTCGTCGTTACTAAGCCGAAATCAATGGCTCGGGTCGGCGGTTACAACTCTCTCACGATCTAAGGGGCAACTGATATGAGCCAAAAAATCGCTTTTCCGGGACAACCTGCCGCTGCACGTATTGCATATTTTCTGCAAAACATCGGCCAGCAGATCATCAATCAGACTTACGGCGGCGCGTATGAAATTTCGCTTGCCGCTGGTCAAACTTTTCTTCTGCCCACAGGTGAATGGTTGACGCAGATTGGCCCTTACTCTGACCTTCAGTATTGGGATGCGCAGTCTCAGATGTGGCGCAACCTAATCGGTCAAGCAACCGCGCCGATTCCGATCAGTTGTGACGGCACGAATTATCGTTACTCCAATACAACGGGTTGCCCGGTCGGTGCGGTCGTAACCAACACCGGCACCACGCTTGGCGCGTCCTATCCGGTCACGATGTTTACGCCAAACGGTACTTGGGTCGGTGGCACGTTCGTTGCCGGTACGCCGAACTTTGTCACTACGCCTTCGGCGGGTGCCTCGACTTGGAACGCCTTTATCGGCGGCGCAATCAACACGTCCGTTACTATCACGGGCGGCGGTACGCTCTACGCCACGGCTCCGAAGCTGTTGATTGTTCCTCCTGCCAACCAAGGCGCACAGCCGTTTATCCCGGCAACTGCGACCTGTACTATTTCTGGCGGCGTTATCAATGCGGTAACGGTCACGAACCAAGGCGCAGGCTACGTTGCTGCCCCGACAATTCTTGTCATGAATCAACCGGGCGACACGACTGGCTCGGGCGCTGTTCTGAC